CAGCTCGTCGGCTGTATCGGGATGGTCCAACCATTGCGCGACCAGGTCCTCAGCAATGCCATCATAAATGTCCTCGGCGTCCCCTTGCCAGTTGTAGCTCCAGAGGTCGGCGGCCGCTTCACGGAGCCAATCCCATTGACGGGCGGGGTCGGCGGTGGTCAATCTGAGGTCACGCATCTGAGATACCTCCTGTTGGTACATGCGGTCGATGGCCGCTACGACGACGGCGGTCATGGTGTGGTAACGGATTGCCAGCCGTTCGAGTTGCGAGCGCGTGCGGTTTGGGATTCGGAAGCTCATCATGTCGGACATTGTGCCCCCCTTTGTCTCTCTCACTTACAGACATAGTATATACCACGTACATACAGATGTCAAGGGTTTATCCGTCAAGATTTTCGCGCTATCCGTCAAGATTCTAGGGAGGTGAGGCGCTCGCGTGACCATAGAACGCATCGACATGCGCGTGGACCTAGAGCGGGTGGCGGCTAGGCTCACGCGCAAGCAGCGGCTCGCGCTGTGGCTGTGGGTGCTGGGCTACACGCAAGAGGACATAGGCGACGCACTGGGCGTAGGGCAACCCGCCATCGCCATGCGCATCAAGCGCGCTAGAGAGACCATCCAGGAGGGCCAAACGTGATAATTTGGCCCTCTTTTTCACTGTAGCTAGTGAGGGAGGTATAGCCTTCATGGTCGAAGCGCTGGGCCACTGCATGATATGTGGCGCCGACATCACTGACTCCTTTTGTGTGTGCGCTTGGTGCGAAGAGCAGTATGGCCTAGACGGGCCGCCTAACAACTGGCCCGCGTGGGCGCGTGACATGATGAACGATTGGAGCCGCCAACGGTACGCAGAACGCACGGCACTCGCCAACCTAGACGATTCGGAAGAGGCGGCCAGCATCTATGACCGCCTCTGCTATGGGGAGAGTGACTAGGCGATGAGCGAGCGCGCCGAGTTTCTAGCATCGTTCCCGCCTATTCAGAGCGCCATCAAGGTGTATGGCGACAAGCAGGGTATGCGCATCCAGCTAGACATTCCTGAGAGCGAGATGGCCGAGGCGGTTAGCATCCTGCAATGGCGCGAGCGTGTGCTGAGAGTGACGATAGAGCCGGAGAGCGATGGAAGCGGAGACTCAAGAACTAGCAGGAAAATTCACATCTGAGGAACTCTCCGACGTTCTGGCGCAACTTTCCACAGACCAGATACGTTTCGTCGTCGCGCGGCAAGAGTGCAATAGCGACAAGGAAGCGGCGGAGGCCATCGGCATCGCGCCCGGCACCGTCTACCACTGGCCCGATGCCGTCAAGCGCGCGGTGCGCCTTATGGCACAAGACGGCATTGTGGTTGCCACTCACGTTAGACGCCGCAACCTCGCCAAGGCCATGCTGACCAAGGTGGCGGGATTGGATTCGATAGACGAGAGCGTGCGGCAGCGCGTGGCCACCGAGATTATCGAGTGGGAGATGGGAAAGGCCACGCAGCCAGTGGACCAGCATAACAAGAACAGCGGCGAGGTGACGGTGCGCGTGGTCTACGACAGGAGCGATGACGGCGTTGGCGAATAGACTATCCGGCCTCACTGCTGTGGCCGATGCTGATGTGTTCTGATTGGCTGGCGAAAAGCTGAAGGTTCTCAATGGCGTTGTTGCGAGGGTTGCCGTCTATATGGTGGACCACCTCTTGTGGGTCCAGGTAGCGCCCAATGTGTTTCTCCATAACCAGACGGTGTTCTAGGACATATATCGTGTTATCGCCATCAGAGATGGCATGAGGATGGTCGGGGCAGTATACCAGAACATACCCATCAGCCCGGAGTTTCCGGCCACCAGACCATGCCGGGTTTTGGCTGCCAGTCTTGCCATACATGCCGTTACGCTCTCCGGTGAGGCCGTGGCCGTACATCGGGTTCTTCTTGCCAGAGATATCGCGGTGTTTTGATGGATTGGCGTTTGTGCGGTTTCTGGCTGACATGGCGCAACTTTGAGAGCAGTACTTTTGGGGGCGCGACCTGTACGTTTCGATAGCGCGACCACAGTTGGCGCACTTGACGGTGATTTTGCGTGATGCGTCGTGGGCAAGCTTGCATTCCCAAGAGCAAAAACGACGGTTCGCTGCAAGGCTGGCGCGGACAGAAAAAGTCTTGTGGCATTGCTCGCATACCAGCTCAACCTGATTGGATGGATGTGGCATGAAGCGTCTCCTTGTGATGTGAGTGGATCGCAACAGTCACATTATAGTTCTTGGTGAATAGCGTGGCAAGTCAACTTTGCGCACATCTCCACAAACCGCACAAGATGCAATCTTTGGTGAAAGAAAGCCGAGCGAAACGCCGTATTGTGGTGGCGGGCAGAAGGTGTGGAAAGACCACGGTGGCAGCTGACATGGCGATAGAGGCTCTTCTGGCTGGCCGCCGCGTGCTAGAGGCCGCGCCAAAGGTCGACCAGACGGACGCTTTCTGGCGCTTGTGCAAGGAGGGCCTCGCGGAGCTGATAGACGCCGGGATTGTCTACAAGAACGAGACAGAGCGCGTCCTGCGGATGCCTGACGGCTCGCAGATTCGCGCGAAGACGGCATGGGACGCCGACGGGTTGCGCGGCGACTACGCCGACCTGCTGATTCTAGACGAGTACAGCATCATGGACCCCTCTGCATGGAACGAGGTCGGCGCGCCGATGCTGCTAGACAACGACGGCGACGCGGTGTTCATTTTCACGCCCAAGCGCCGCAACCATGCGTTTCACCTTTACCAGCGTGCCATCTCAGACGACACGGGCCGCTGGGCGGCGTGGCACTTTACCAGCCTGGACAACCCGTACCTGAGCCAAGACGCGCTAGAGGAAATCACGCAGGACATGACAGCCGACGCCTACCGCCAAGAGGTGCTCGCAGAGTTCCTGGAGAACGAGGGCGCGGTGTTTCGCAACCTAGCCGCGTGCATGGGCGCGCCAGACACGATACCGATGGCACACAAAGAGCATCGTGTCGTCATGGGTGTGGACTGGGCGCAGAGCGTGGACTATACGGCGTTGGCCGTGGTGTGCGCCGATTGCCGCCAGGAGGTCGCGCACGACCGATTCAACCGCATCGAGTACGGCTTCCAGCGCGAGCGGTTGGCGGCAATGGCGAGCAAGTGGCACGTGAGCGTGGTGGTGCCTGAGAGCAACGCCATGGGCCAGCCTGTTATCGAGGAGCTGCGACGCGACCCTGGCATGGCGGGCGTGCGCATCTTGCCGTTTCAGACGACGGCGACCAGCAAGCCGCCGCTCATCGAGAGCCTGGCGCTGGCATTCGAGCGTGAGGAGTGTCAATGGATAGACGACCCCGTGTGGACGGGCGAGCTGGAAGCGTATGAGGTGAGGTATTCGGGCCAGGCGGGGCGACCCGTCTATTCAGCGCCCGAAGGCGTACACGATGACACGGTGATGGCGCGCGCGCTGGCGTGGCGGGGGGCAACGACGCAGACGCGAGTGCGGCACGCGCCGAGCATCTGGACATAGAGGAGAGACATGGCACGACAGGGACCATACGTTAGCATCACAAACCCGTTGCCCGCCGGCACTAACAGCCTTGGGTCGGTGAGCCTTGACGCCGGGACGGATAGCGTCGGCACGGTAGGGCTAGACGCTGGTGAGGAGCACGTTGGACAGGTTGGCGGCGAGGCGGCGGTTGGGACGCTAACCGTTGCGGCTGGCACGGTAGCTTATGCCAGCGGGGACCTTATCGGCACAAAGATGACGTGGGGCACGGCGTTCCGCTCGACAAAGTACAGCGGCTATCTGAGCAAGCTAGTCTGGCAAGACCCCGACGCGCAAGAGTACGACTTTGACGTGGTGATTTGGAAGGCTGACCCATCCAACACGACGTTTACGGACAACTCGGCGCTGGACGTAGACGATGACGACCTGCTGCAAGTGGCAGAGGTTGTGAACGTGTACAGCTCGGACTTTGCCAGCTTTGCCGACAACAGCGTGGCGCAAGTCGAACCGAAAAACCTGGTTGTGGGCGACGGCGCGGACCTGTACGTGGCGGTGGTGGCGCGCGGTACGCCAACCTACGCGGGGACACCCCAGCTTCTAGCGTTCATGGACCAGAACTAAGCGAGGCGTCATGCTAGCGAACGTTGACGCCTGGATGTTCGCGCAACGCATGGAGGCAGAGAACCGCGAGCGCCTCCAGCGGTACAAGCGCGGCTGGGAATACTATAACGGCGACCACGCCAGGCCGCTCAAAGTCAGAGAGGGCCAACCCGACGACAACGTTATCGTCAACCTGGCGCGCATGATTGTGGACAAAGGCGTCGCGTTCCTGTTTGGCAAAGAGGTCGGATTCGAGCTGGAAGAGGGCGACACGACGCCAGAGGAAGAGGCGCTAGAGGAGATTTGGCAGCGCAATGCCAAGCTGACGTTGCTGACCAAGGTAGGCACCACGGGCGGCATCTATGGCGATGTGTTCCTGAAGCTGGTGCCAGACGCCTTTGGCGACGGCTTGCCGCGCATCGTGAACGTGCTGCCAGAGTATGTCACGGCCCTTTACGACGGCCAGGATATTGACAGCGTTTGGGAGTGGCAGATTGAGTGGACGGAGCAGGACCGCGACCGCAACGCGCTACACAGACGACAGCGCATCGCGCGCGACGACACGCCAAGCGGCGAGCGATGGCAGGTGGTGAACGAGGTCAAGCGCGGCCACGGTGCGTGGCAGCAAGACCCCGACAACCTGTCGTTTACTTGGCAGTGGCCGTGGTCCCCGATGATACACATTCAGAACCTACCGCTGCCAGGCTCCTACTATGGCGCGAGCGACTTGGAGGACCTGAGCGAGCAGGACGCCATCAACTATCTCGCGTCCAAAATGCAACGCATCACGCGCTATCACGCGCATCCCAAGACTGTCGGTAGCGGTTTTGGTGGCGGCGACATCAAGGTCAATGAAGACGACACGCTGATTCTGCCGGGCGTAGAGTCAAAGCTGTGGAACCTAGAGATGCAATCGGACCTGAGCGGCACGCTCGCGCTCATGGACAGGCTCATCAACTGGTATCTCGCCACGGCGCGCATCCCGCGCATCGACCCAGCTACCATCAACGTCGGCAGCATGAGCGGCTTTGCGCTGACGGTTCTCTACCAAGACCTGCTGGATAAAACGGAGGTCAAGCGGCGCACGTATGGCGATGCGTTGGTGGAGCTGAATAGGCGCTTGCTAGACATGCGCGGCATGGGTGACGGCAACCTGACGGCATTGCACTGGCAAGACCCGCTGCCTACCGACGAGGCCGCAGAGCAGACGCGCGACCAGTTTGAGCTAGATAACAAGCTAGCGAGTCGCGAGACGGTCCAGCAGCGGCGCGGCTTGGACCCAGAGACAGAGAACGAGCGCATCCAGGGCGAGGAGGTGCTGGACGGCAACGTGGGCGCGGCGCTTATGCGTGAGTTTGTGCGAGGGCAGGGCGCCTAGTGCCAACGCTACCTGAGAGCATCATGGCGTTTCGCGGCGAGATAGACGACCGCGTGCTAGACGCCACTGATAGGCTCGTGCGCTCCTACGCGCGCATCCAAGGCCAGCTAGTCCTAGAGATAGACAGTCTGTTAGCGGACATAGCGGCGCGGCGCGTGGCAGGCAAGAGCATCGCCAAGGCACAGGTGCGCAAGCTGGAGCGATACCAGCGTCTCATCGAAGAGACGGGCCGCCAGCTAACGCTATACGGCGGCGTGGTAGAGGACGAGGTGCTAACGGGCCAGCTAGACATGGCAGAGCTAGCGGTCAGACAAGCGCCAGAGCTGCTAGCGGTGCGATTGGCAGAGGTGCCAGAGCGCGTGCGCAACAGCATCCTCGCCACGTTCGGGCGGATGCCAGCGGAGGCGGTCACGGCAATGGTGGGCGCGCTGCAAGAGGGCTCGCCGTTGCTACCCGTGCTGACGCGGTTCGGACCAGAACATGCGATGCGGTTTCAGGAGTTGCTATTGACGGGCCTAGCGTCGGGCAAGAACCCACGCACGGTAGCGCGCGAGGTGCGCAATGGCCTGGGCGTGCCGCTAACCGACGCGCTCCGCATCACGCGCACTGAGATGCTGCGAGCGCACAGGACGGCAACGCACGCCAGCTACCGCGCTAACAGCCACGTCGTGAGCGGCTGGACGTGGTTCGCGGCGCTAGACGACAAGACGTGCATGGCGTGTGTGGCGATGCACGGCACCAAGCACGGCAACGATGAGACGCTAGACGACCATCCAAACGGGCGGTGCGTGGCAATACCCGATACGGTCAGCTTTGCCGACCTCGGTTTCCAAGGCATCGACGAGGTGGTGCCAGAGCTAGAGTCGGGCGAAGACTGGTTCGCGCGGCAGCCTGAGAGCGTCCAGCGCGACATGATGGGGCCAAGGAGCTGGGCGTTGCCGCATAGGGCAGCGCGAGTCGTGAGCACGTATCCGCATCTGACCGTCGTGGTCAGGCGCGGATAGGTTCCCAAGACTACCGGCACTGACCGGGTAACAACCAGGGAAGGGACAACATGAGTGACGAACTAGAGCAGCAGGCAGAGCGGCAAGACGCGGAGGACACGCGCGACACTGGCAGCGACCAGGACAAAACCGC